AATGGCAACAATAGTCACACCAGCCGAATTACGCTCTGTGCTTGGCGTTTCCAGTTCTCTCTATAACGATGCTTATTTAACAGATGTAATCGATACAGCTGAGGCAGTTATCTTGCCTATGCTAGTCAAGTATTCAAGTCCTATCGACACAGTTACTTTGCAAAATAACATCGCTACTTATGGAGTTCTAGGCGATAACAATTTTGCAGAGGGTCAGAGCGTAGTCATTACCGGCGTGGGTGCCCCATTTAACGGCACATTTACTATTATCGAGTCAAGCAACATTGACATCGAGGATTTTATCGTCCGCTCAAGCTCACGCATCTATTTAGACGGTGCTTACAGAGAATTTAACGGTTTCTTTACTGTAGCAATTACAGGAGCAAATGTTACCGAAAGAAAAGTAATCCCGTCAGGCTTAGCAACTCTTTCAGGCGCTTCGACTTATGTAGGAAACGCAGCCGTAGAGTCAGCAGTCCTAGCAGTATCAGTAGAAGTATTCCAATCCCGTATCGCTCCTGGTGGACAGATCGAAGGCGTAGACTTTACGACTGTCAGCCCGTATCGCTTAGGTCGTAGCCTCTTTAATCGAGTGTCAGGACTTCTGGGAGCGTTTATCGACACCGATTCATTGGTGCAGTAATGTCTAACACAATCTTAAGCACAATCAGACAGCCACTAGCTACAGCCTTTGCAGGCGTTGCAGGCAATGTCTACGCATATGTTCCCGAGGCTCCTATGGTTCCTTTTGTAGTCATGGTGCCAGATTCTCCGTACCTCGAATTAGAGACTATAGGCAAATCACAAATACGAACTAAAATAAATATTGTGATATCGGTAGCGGTCGCATATAACAGTAATCCCGCATCGCTCGATAATCTCGAGCAGCTAGTAATAAGCGTTCTGAAGGTAATCCCAGCAGGGTATGCAGTCGGAGCAGTTGAAAAACCAACGGTAACTCAAGTTGGCCCATCCAATGTATTGGTGGCCGATATCAGAGTTTCGACCTATTATACACAAATCAATTAAGGAGAAAAAATGTCTACACGAATTATCACGGGTCGCGATGTGTCTTTCACGCTCGACACAAAGGCCTATGATGCACAAACAACATCGGCAACACTTTCATGCGATACAACTATTGAAACCTATGCAACACTTGATGGCAACGCCTATGCAGCGGTGGATGCTCAATGGACTTTCGAAATCGAACTTTTGCAAGACTGGGGATCAGCAGCGGCACAGGGTTCACTATTCGAAAACATGTGGACTAATGCCGAACAGAATCCAAACACACCAGTTGCTGTTTCTTTCACAGCCGTAACTGGAGCGGTTTTTAATTTTACAGTATTGCCAATCTTTCCAACAGCTGGTGGAGCAGCTCCAGGAGCATTGACAGATACTTGGACATTAACAGTCATCGGCAAACCAACAGAAACATTTAGTTAAAAACTAGAAACGGGAGCAAACAATGCAACAGCAAATAACAATTAAATATAACGATGGGTCTGAAGATACTTATCAAGTCAGACCACCAGATTACGCTAAGTGGGAGATGGCCACTAAAAAGGTTATCTCTAACTTTGGTGGCATGTGGGATATTTTGTATGTAGCTCATTCAGCAATGAAGCGAGATGCAGGCGGAAAGCCCGTTAAGTCACTAGAGATTTGGATGGAGACGGTGGCAGATGTCGAGGTGGGAAGCGATGACCCAAAAGTCATCCAAGAGGAAGCGTAAGCCGACTCTTAGTTGATCTGGCAATAGCGACACAAATCCCTATGTCAGAATGGCAAACAGCAGAAGATATTTTAACCGCAATAGAGATACTCGAGGAAAGGAATAATCGTGGCTGAACAAACGGCTCTCGATAAAACCGAACTTCGTGCAGTCTTTAAGGCATTAAAGAATATGGACGAGCAGGCAGTAGATGAAGCCAAGCGCCAGTCTGGTGCTTTAGCAGAGTATGCTCGCAAAGAGGTTATTGGCGCTGCATCGGGATTACAGTCCCGAGCAGTTGCCAGCCGTATTGCAGATGGTTCAAAGGTAAAGAAGTCATCTAGAATCGGTGAAATTACTTACGGCTTTGCAGCTCAGAAGTTTTCAGGTGGTGCAACCACAAAAGACCTTTGGGGTGGTTCAGAGTTTGGATCTAATAAGTTTAAGCAGTTTCCAGTTTGGTCAGGTCGTGAAGGTCGTGGATCTAAAGGTTACTTTATCTATCCAACTCTTCGCAGAATTCAGCCTTACATCGTAGCTGAGTGGACTAAATCGTTCGATAAAATTTTGAAGGAGTGGACATAATGGCCGGTACCAGTAGAGCCTTAACGCTTAAACTCCTTGCGGATATCAATGACTTCACAAAGAATATTAACAAGGCTGATAATGAAGTTGTTGGCTTTGGTGACAAGGTCACTAACTTTGGCAAAGTCGCAGGCGCAGCCTTTTTAGCAGCAGGCGTAGCAGCAGCGGCTTATGCAGGAAAGTTAGCAATCGATGGCGTTAAAGCGGCTATTGAAGATGAAGCAGCACAGGCTAAATTAGCAACCACATTAAAGAATGTGACTGGTGCCACAGATGACCAAATCAAAGCCACAGAGGATTACATTCTTAAGCAGTCTTTATTATTTGGCATTACAGATGATGAGCTTCGTCCATCCCTAGATCGATTAACTCGTGCTACTGGCGACGTTACAAGAGCTCAGCAGTTGCAGTCTATTGCAATCAATATTGCAGCGGGTACAGGTAAAAGCCTACAGGCGGTCACAGAAGCCCTATCAAAGGCTCAGGAAGGCAACCTAGCGGGTCTTTCACGGCTTGGGGTAGGTATTACTAAGGCTGAACTTGCCACCATGACATTTGAGCAGGTAACAGCCAAACTAGCTACAACCTTTGAAGGTCAGGCATCACGACAAGCGGATACCTTTCAAGGAAAGATGGCTCGTTTATCGGTTGCGTTTAACGAAGCAAAAGAAACAGTTGGATCTTTTATTCTTGATGCCGTCACTCCATTGGTTGAGAATATTGTTACATATATCGTTCCAGCCGTTCAATCCTTTATTGATGGATTTACAGGTGGAAGCGGATTAAAAAATGCTTTTACTCAGATTATCGATGTTGCAAAAACTATTTTAGTTCCAATCCTTAATGGCCTTCAATCTGTCTTTAATAAAGTCAAAGATGCCGTTAAGGATAACGAGCAAGAATTTAGGGCTTTATGGTCATTTACTAAAAACATCTTAGCTCCGTTTCTTGGAGGCGCGTTTAAGGTGGCTTTTGAAGTAATTGGAACGGTGATTGGCACTACTGTTAATGCTGTTGGCAAACTAATCAGCGCGTTCCAAACTTTGTTTTCATGGGGTCAGAAAGTAGCTGGATTTTTAGGCTTTGGCGGGTCTGGTTCATCAAATATAAGTTTTAATAATCCAGACACTTCTATAGATGGTTTTGCTACACCGCCAAGTATTCCTGGCACAAAAGGTTTTGTTCCTGGTCAGTCAACGGTTACAAATAACATTACAGTCAATGGCGCTATTGATTCAGAGTCAGCAGCTCGTCAAATTGTCCAAGTACTTAATCAATCTTCATATCGTGGATCTCTTGGTGCGGGAGCGTTAGTAGCAGTATGACAGCCTGGAAGCCAGATTGGGCAGTAGAGGTCAATGGGCTCGGAGACATCACTAACCTAGTTATAGCAAATCTAACAATCAGTTCAGGTCGCTCAGATATCTATTCGCAGCCTGTAGCAGGTTATTGCCGTTTTACTATCCTTAACTTAAATGAAGCGGCGACAGGGTTCGATGTAAATGATTCAGTAGTAATTAAGGTTAAAGACTCATCTGGGGTTTATGTTTCTTTGTTTGGCGGGGATATAACAGATATCGATGTTACGGTTGAGACAGGTGGCGAAACCATTACTCAGGCGATCACGGTCACAGCTTTAGGAGCTTTAGCCAAATTGCCTAAAATTTTAACAAATGGCGTATTACGCAGAGATAATGATGGCGACCAGATTTACT